ACATTATCCTTTCACTTTCCAATATCTCTAAAAATCCAGCTTTTGCCCCCATTCGTGCCTGCCCTCTATTGATATAACGCTCCTCTCCGGTATTGCCGTTCAATGATCCTGCAATGCTGTTCAAAAAACGTACCTTTATACGCCTTGCAATTTTCCTTAATGCCTTAAATGAGATCATGCGACCAGCTCCAATTATCTGTAATTTATAATCAACAAATTTTGCCTTTCCATCCTCAACAAAATAAACTTTATCAACCCCAATGAGATCAATGCCCTCATTCATATAATACTCATATATCTTTAATAACTTTTTATTGATAAGAGTATCAGAATTGAAAGTCATTAAATAATCATAATCTTTTTGGATGGCCTTTTCAAGTCCTTTGTTGTATTTACGCCCTACTGGTATATTCTCAGTACGTACATAATCCGCTCCATATTCTTTGCAAAGATCCTCCGCCCAATCTTCTGAAACAACCGCAAATATATCAAGACCAAGCGATTTTATACCATCAAAACATTGCCTGGTAATTTCAGGCCGTTTCCAAACAGGTACAAATGCTAATATTTTAAACGAATTCACGTAAAGAATATTGATTAATTAAATGTCCTAATGCCATTGGCACTGGTATCTCTGATACTGATCCGGTTGTTAATATGTTTTGCCTATTCTCGTAAAAATACGCTCCTATTAACTTGATTGTGCTGCGAATCATATCAGGTACATCAGTACCAGCATCTCCATAACCTGCCTTAAATGTAATCGTAACGGCGTTATAAACATTCTCCGTTCCTGGAAAACTCTCGCCATCAATCGGCCTTAATTTGCCAACTTCTGATTTGACATCAACCTCGTATAATGCACTTGACCAGGTCTGAGTTGCTCCGTCTGTATCTTGATATACTACGGATGTAATGGATTGTAATGGTGCTTTTGGAAATTCAATGTAATCAGTAGGAAAGTCATCCAAATACATGCCATAAGTGGCTGTAATTAGTTGCCTCCATGATCTTTGTTCAAAGTAATCAGTAGCCGCCAGAATAACGGTATCAATATAATCATCTTCTGCGGTTGTATCAACTCTTAGATGAGTTTTTAATTCCGCCCTTGATATTGGCGTAGTCGCTGGAGGTGTGATTATCTCTAAACTCAATGGATCATTTCTTTTTGGATTTGGTTGTTGATTTTGAGATTACTGCCTTTTTTACCTGAGCTTTCTCAACTATCTTAACCGCAAATCCTTTGTCAATTAATCGCTTTGCTGCCTCTGTTGGCAAATCAGCAACGTCACCAATATTGATGACGCTACTTCCTGCCATATTTACAAGATACTTTATCTTCATAACTTTTTTATAAAGTTTTAGGAGGTCTTAATCGGTGCTACCTGCTATACCACCTCAAAAGATCCTCCCTACTCCTTATTTATTAAGTACTCGGATGTCGTATTGCATGTATTGGATTCGTACCTGCATCGATGACCTTGCCATCTGTTCTCAGGAATCCTATAAATCCAACTTGTAATGCATCCGCATATCGCTCATTTAGTCTAAGTAGAGTGAATCCCTCAACATCTCTAATGATGTACTTTTGGAAATCGCCAAATAAAACTGAATAATTGCCAGCTCCGATTGAATCAACATCTTGATTGATTACAATAGGATGTCCGAGTAATAGATCTGGATCACTCATTGATACGGTCGGCCTCCAAAGGTACTGATTAGTAGTATCCTTTAGCTGTGCAATCGCTTTCAAAGTTGAATCATTAAACATCCATGTGCCATTTGCTCTGTACGCTGGATCAACTGCATGCTTTAGATCAATGATCTCATCAAATGTAATTGCTGCTGCTGCTGCGGCCGTTGTTGGTGTCGCATCATGTATTACTCCTCTTGGCTTAGCAGATCCGTTGCCTGTGGTGTAACCTACATTTGTTAATCGACCAATTCGCTCAGCTAATGCACTTGATAAATATTCCTCAAGATTGAAAAAGCTATCTGCCATTAATTGGCGGCTCACTTTAACCATTTTTGAGCTGGCTGTATAACTTGACAATGTTAGATTTGCAAAAGTCTCATCCTGATCGGCTGCTGTTGCATTCTCTGCCAACCATTCGCCCTGAATCGCTGTGCTGTTTACCGTTGGCCAATCTAATGTTTGTCCTGTGCCTGTCTTAATGACCTTAGCAACGGATCTCATTCCGCCATATGCTAACAATGCCCTTTCAAGATCGCCGCTGAATTCATTAGGTACTAAGAAACCACCCTCAGAGTCAGTACCCTCAGATTGCGCTCTTGTTTCAAAAATTGCACGTTCATCAGATGTTAGTCCTGTCACGCCTTTTCGCATGTACTTCCAGAATATTTTGGATTGCTGCTTTTCAGTATCTTTGATTTCATCAACTGATTTGTTTTCCTCAGTAGCTTTTTTAAGGATCTTTTCCTCGGCCTCTGCATTCAATTCATTCAGTTTTTCAACTCTTTTAATTTTCTTATCAAGATCAGATACATCGCCAATATGCTTTGTATATTCTGTATCTTGTTCAGGAGTAAGATCTTTGCCCTCTTTTTCGGCCAGTTCAATGATAGCTCTTGCACTATTCAATGCCTCTTGTCTGTCCTCCCTGTATTTTTTGGATTCTAATAACATTTTATTTAGTTTAATTAATAGCAGGTAGGATTATTTGCAAAATTATAAAATTTTCTCTAACAAATCTAATTGCTTTCGCTTTAGATTCAATGTATTTGGTTTCTCAATCTTTTCTGGCAATGTCAATCGCTCTGATTCTATTTTTTCAATGCTCCTGACCGCATTCGGATTGCTTGGAATGTTTACAATACTAAATTCCAATAGATCACGTTTGCCATAATGATATATTTCTGAATCTGAATCCTCCATTTTCCTGAATTCGCCCTGCTCCAGCGGATTGAATCCAACGCTCGTAGCTTTCAAAGTACCAAATTGCACCTTTTTAAATATCTTTTCTGCTAATGGATTGATTTCCTCTGGCTCAAACTTTACTATGCCAATCAGTTTACCATCTCTTATCTCTGCTTTACCTATTCCAATCACGCTATCTGGATTTGCCTGGTCCTCCCCATAAACATCATGCTGATAGCCGACAATACCATTTTTATTATAATTATCAAGATGCCATCCATCAACATCTAATATAGTATTATGCCGATCTTTTGTATTATCAGATATTATAAACTCCGCTGTTCTGTTATCAACGTCTATTTCTCGTAATGAGCTATTTTTGTGCCTTAATTCCATAACTTTATATATTTAGTAATTCTTTTAAATCTTTTAAATTTCCATTTGTTTTTGCCGTCTGTGGTGATACAGGCATCATATTGGCTGGTATATAATGCTGATCGCCGCCAGCATAACCATTCATATTTTCTTTTCTCAATACTTCATTCGGCGATAATATGCCATTTTGAATCATTGTCTTATAATATTCTGATCTTTGCTTTACATCACCACGCAATAAACCCTCAACATTAAATTCAATATTAAATACGCCTTTTTCCCTTTCCTGCAAAAGTTTATCATTCAATTCCTGCTCGATGTTGGCTAATAGCGGTGTCAATGAAAATTTAACATATGATAATACCAATTCGCTAATGTTTGAGAATGTCGCACGTTCCAAATCATATAATAATGGCGGCGGTATTCTGAACATTCTTGCTATATCTGTTACTGAAAATTTGCGGCTCTCTAAAAATTGAGCATCTCCAGGAGGTACGCCAATCTGTTTTACTTGCATTCCCATATCCAACGGCAAAAATGTTTTTTCGCCTGATGAACCCTCATATTTTGCTAATGTCTTTCTAAGGTTCTCCAGCCCCTCCCTTGATAATTGGCCAGCTCCCTCAATCGCATAATCTAACTTCATTCCTTTTTTAAAGAATGTTGATCCTGTTTGCTGTGCTGCTAATCCCAAACCAAGATTATCACGCATCAATGATATTACTGACTTTCCTTTAATACCATCAAATCCTAATCCCTTTACATGGATCACATTTGAGGAATCAAATATCTTTTTGCCATCCGTAGTATCAAAAATATACCAAAGTTTGCCATCAACAACTGAAATTGATACATTATTTGGAGGAAATGGCATTAAACTTGTTGGTACAGTACCATCACGCTCCATTATTAATGAGTAATGATTGCCCCATAATGTAATATCACTAACCATTAATTGCCGCCATTGATAGGAGGTCATAAATGCGTTTGGCTTGGTATGGATCAGATAATATAATGCATGATCTTTGCGTAAATCTTTACTTGTTCCTGAATCCTCATAAACTTGTAATGGTAACATTGCAACGGATTCCGATAATAATCGGACCGCCGAATAAACTCCAGGCAATCCAAGTGCTGTATTTGGTGTTACATTCATGCCTGCTGATGAATCCCCAAATAAATCAGTTAGCCAATTAGCTGGATTTGATAATGTAGTGGATGGATTCTCAGGCGATGCCCTGAAAATGTCACTAAATGATGGTAGTCGATCAAATATGCTCACTTTTTAGTACGTGGCTCAGATGATAGCAGGTAGAAAATTATCAATAATACAAATATAATACCAATAGTCCAATAAACCAAATAAAGAGAATATGCAATTAATATTAATAACGAAAATCCTACTATTAAAGTTGCAAATTTACGCAAATTTCTCATTTATTAATTTTGTTTGCCAATAATCGCTCTGGTGTGACCTGTGCCATATTGAATCATCAACATGCTGCAAAGTTACCCATTTTCTGGGATGTTTTACACAAATTACAGGAATATTACATTGTTTTGCTTTGATGCCAACCCATATATCGGCCATATTGCGTTTTTTAAAGTCCTTGAGATTAAATGTAATCGTATCACTATGGTACGCCATTACCCCTGTTCCTGGTATTTGGATTATCTGGTCCTCTGCCAGCTCCTCATCCAATCTGTATTTATTCCATGAATCATGATAAAAGGATTTAATTGGCGGCCTGAATGTCTTACCATGAATTGTAATAATGTTATTATCAATGCGATCCATCATTTTTTTAACATAATCCGGCGGATATATTATATCATCATCGCATGAAAATATAAATCCCTTTGCTTTGAATCCAAACTTACCTGCATCGCCTATATTATTAGTCGCATGATGGTTTATTTTAGTATCTGACAACCATAATGGAATTGATCTGTAATTGTTTAGCCAGATGTTTATCCTATCCGCTTGATCGTACAATGATTTGATTGTATTTATCAATAGTGATTCACGTTCTGGAATCGTGGCGATGTTTATTGTTACCATTATAATCCGCAATATCCAGAATCGCACTCTTTGAAGTCATTATCAAATAATTCTATTTGTGGTTTCCATTTTATTATTTTATCATAAGTTATATGTTCTCGCCAAGTGCATCCATTAGTGCTTTCTCTTTCTTTTGATGCAAACCATTCAAGTTTGTTCGGGTGTTTAACTGCCATCTTATTTAAAAGGTGAGGGTCTTTGTGCATACACCCTACACAATTATTCATCCACGCAAATCTAACTGGCTTATCTTTCCAATATTTCTCTATATCATCCTTAAAAATTGCATCTTTAATTAAAGGGAACTCTGGTTTTTGCCATTCTATTCTTTTCCATCTGTTTTTATTTCCCGTTTTGCTTTTACCAATAATGGCATCAAAATCACTCAATCCATTTTTATTTAATTTAGAAATCATTGATTTCGCTCTACGCATTTCATTCGCTCTGTACCCTATATTCATTTTACAAGGTGAGTTTATATTTTTCATCCACCAATAAAATATGGGTGTCAATTTCATTTCAGTAGTGCAAAATCTACGCATATAAGATGGCAAAAAAGTTGTGCCATTTTTCCTTTTTATTATCTCATCAAATGTCTTTCCCGTAACCCAATCAATTTTTTGTCCGATAAACTGCTCTAATTGGAGCATTGTTTCTATGATTACATCATCTTCAAGAGTACCAACAAACTCGCATCCGATCTTATCACTTACAATCTGCCTGACTTTTGCATCAGGATATAAACATTTTTTATCGTCTGTCCTTACAAGAGCAAATACATTATAATTAGCAGGGTAATGGACTGCTATATATGAGCTTGTTTTGCCTCCTGATAAGCTGTTTATTGTTACCATTTGCGATCTGTTACATTTGGATTCATCATTTTAGGATGATCAACCTGGTATGTTAAATCATCGGCGGCAATATACATTTTAAGTCCGTTATTGTGTAATTTATTGCTTATCTGTGTACCTACGCCAGAGCTTAATGTTTCATTTTTGTGCCATCTTGATAATGGTATCTGCTCAATATCTCCAACGGATCTAAAAAACTCATTCTCACAAATGAACCGCATATCAACATAGCCGCAATTATATACATTGCCCTCCTTTTCTGGTGTTACTCCGGTCCAACAACTCACCCATTTACGCTCTGGATTGATCGAGGGCATCAAACATATCTTATCTGGATCTTTTATTTCCTGCCAAAGTGCAATTATCTTTTTAAAAAAGTCATTAACAAGAATATCATCATCAGGCAACATGATATAATACTTTGCTCTGGCCCGATATTTGAAAACTCTATTGATTAATGCCCAATATCGCTTCTTCCCGAAATGAGTATGATAAAAATATCTGATATTTAGTTTTTTATTGTGTTTTTTTATTACAGATGAATAATTGCCGCTTGATCCATCATTATGGATGTGAATCACCAAACCATCTGGCATCTGCTCATAAACTTGCATCAATAGACTATCAAGCATCTCATCTCTGTTATATGTAGTAATTATCAGATTTATATGGTACATTTTAGATATATTCGTTCATTTTGCCCCTCTTTATACTCTCCAAATTGTCCTGATTGGATTATTTTATAACCTGAATCTGTGAATATTTGTATCAATTCGCCCTGAGTT